AAGAAATTCCGTGTTTTTGGAATCGAACATGGTCGCGAAGGTGCGGATGGGAAGCGGTATAAAGCGATCATGATTGCCGGTACTGAATTAGAGGGGATCCCCATTAAAAATGTGAAATGGGGAATGGCAAAAGATGATGTCACACCCCAGGATATTTTCCGCTTGGCCAAGGGTTCGGCGGCGGATCGCGCAATTGTGGCTAAATATTGTATTCAGGATTGTAACCTCGTTCATCATTTGATGTCCAAGATCGATGTGATAACCGGATATGTAGAAATGTCGCGAATTTGTTCCGTCCCTATTTCATTCTTGGTTTTCCGTGGTCAAGGAATCAAATTGACGAGTTATGTGGCCAAAAAATGCCGCGAAAAGAATACTCTGATTCCAGACTTGGAAAAATGTCACGACGCGGATGGATACGAGGGCGCCATCGTTCTTCCACCCAAATGTTCCATGTATATGGATAATCCGGTGGCATGTGTCGATTATGCGTCCCTATATCCCTCATCCATGATCAGTCAAAACTTCTCCCATGATAGCAAAGTCTGGACCAAGGAATACGATTTATCGGGATGCTTGGTTCGGGAAACGGGTGAGAAGGATGCCAATGGCCGGTTTATTTATGACGAGCTCCTCGGATATCAGTATATCGATATTGAGTTTGACACGTATAAATCGATTCGTAAAACCCCCACATCGCGTGCCGAAAAAGTGGTTTGTGGGAAGAAACGTTGCCGTTGGGCACAACTCCCCGATAATCAGAAATCGATCATGCCCGCCATCTTGGAGGAACTCTTGGATGCCCGTAAGAAAACGCGCAAAATGATCAAGACAGAACCGGACCCCTTTATGCAAAACATCCTTGATAAGCGACAGCTCGGATACAAAGTGACAGCGAATTCGCTTTATGGGCAGTGTGGTGCGAAAACATCGACCTTTTACGAACAAGATGTGGCTGCATCCACGACGGCGACGGGGCGTCAGATGATTACTTATGCGAAACGCGTCATCGAGGAGGTTTATGGGGATCGGATTTATAAATTGGAATCGGGTGAATCGATCAAGACTCGTGCGGAATATGTTTATGGTGATAGTGTAGCTTCTTACACACCTGTCTATGTACGCGTCAATGGTATCACCGACATATGCACAATCGAACAACTCGCAGAAAAATATGCGGCAAAACCGATGACAATGGAGGGGCGATGGGTGCATTGTTCTGAACCAGGAAAACAGGCGAAGGAATTCTGTGAATTGTTGCGGGGCGTGGAAACATGGACGGATCATGGTTGGACACCACTTTATCGTGTCATGCGCCACACGTTGGCTCCCCATAAAAAAATGATTCGGGTTGTAACAGAGAGTGGTCTAGTTGATGTTACGGATGATCATTCGCTTTTGACACCCGCGGGTCTAGAAATTTCACCAAAAAATGTTTCTGTAGGAACCGAACTTTTGCACCACCCACCCGAAACCGTTGGAATAAATACAGACTCGCATTTTACTTCAAGTGGGTCATTCGAACCTCGTAAAATCGATTCACCTGAATCTCATCTGAAATTGGCAAAACAATGTTATTATGCACAAACCAATGGCTTGGCGATTCGTTTTACAGGAATTGATACGTTGAACTTTTGCCATGGATCTGGGGGCGATCAAGGGTCCATCATCCATATGTCAAAAATACCATATCAAGGATATGTCTATGATTTGACTACGGCCAACCATCATTTTGCCGCGGGTATAGGAAATATGATTGTCCATAACACCGATTCGGTATTCTTCACATTTAACCTGGAAAATCCGGAAACAGGAGAAAAAGTCCGTGGAAAACCCGCACTCGAGATGACAATCGAAATCGCCCAAGATGTGGCGAATCTTTGTACGCAATTCTTGAAATCGCCGATGGAACTCACTTATGAAAAAACTCTGATGCCCTTTATCCTATTATCGAAAAACGTTATGTGGGAATGTTATACGAAACCGACGCCAATAAGGGTAAAATGAAATATATGGGGTTATCGTTGAAACGCCGCGATTCGTGCGATTATTTGAAGGATACCTATGGCGAAATTCTCAATATTCTCATGAAGGAAAACAATATCCAGAAAGCCATCGATTATTTGAATCAATCTCTGAAAAATTTGATCGAAGGAACGGTGCCCATGGATAAATTGACGATTACCAAGGCCCTGCGAAGTGATTACAAAAACCCAATGCAAATTGGACATTGGGTTTTGGCGGATAGGATCGGGAAACGAGATCCGGGGAATAAACCGAAACCGGGGGATCGAATGAAATTCGTCTTTATCGTGAATACCGATCGAAAAGCCCTCATGGGCGACAAAATCGAGACACCCGAGTTTATCTTGGAAAATGGGATGAAAGTAGATTATACACATTATATTACAAACCAGTTGATGAAACCTTTACAACAACTTTTCGGTCTAGCATTGGAACAAATATGGGAAAAACAGAAAAAGACGGCGTCAATTAATGCTTTCCGGAAAGAGATGGTGAAAATGGAAAAAGAACTGGGTGGAAATCTGGAGATATTCATGAAAAAAAAGGAAAAATATTGTTCCGCCAAAATAAAAACAATGCTGTTTGACAAATTCTTGACGGATATTCAAAATCGGCAAAACGGCGTCCAAGAAATCACAGGATTCTTTTCGAAAAAATAGTGCGTAATCGCGCAAAATATGTTTCTAACGTTTCTAATAATCTTGATCTTGATTATCAATGTCCATTCGTCTATACCAATATGCATAATAATTCATTCTATGATATTTAATATCATCAAATCTATCCCATAATCTTCTACGATAATTACCTTGACAATCGTTTTCGCAAATTAAACCATAAGAATCGCAATGTCCATTTCGTTTAAAGAAATATTCGGCGGAAAAACTAGATAGATCATTTTTATCGACGAGGTCTTTGATGTATATATCATTCATGCATTTCATACAATATAGATGTTGATTTCTATAAAATTCGTCGGATATATTTCTCGTTGATTTTGGGTGATCTTCTACATTGAAACTCCAAATAGTATCTTGGACATATTGAGGTAAAAGATGAATTCTTTGATATATTGTTGTCATTTTTGTTTGATTGGTTGATTGGTTGTTTGAAACCCAAAAAATCAATTTTATTTGATAAAATTATAATGCCGATGGAAGTGGAAAATCGAATTCGTATATTTGATTTGCGGATATGTCAAACAGCGTTCTTAATGATGAACTTACTTCATCTGATCTCATAACTGTTTGTAATAGACGCATAATGGAATCGCCAGCGTTCGCGTTCGATGTATTTCTTCTGCGTGTGCTATTGGCCGTCCCGTTACTATTTTGACTATTGGATGATAGATACGTATAAGAATAGGATGATAGATGAGGATTGTCCGTCACTGTGGGAATATTCACGTTCGATGAATCGTTTATACCATTAAGTGTTTCAGTTTCTTCCGTAGTTTCGTTGAATGAATCGTTGGTTGGTTCAGGTGGTGATCCAGAATTCAAATAATTTCGTAATTCATATCTACACATGGGACATCGTGAATTTCGGCGAAGCCAATTCATCAAGCTTGGGCGTTTAAAAATATGACCACATCCGCGTATTTCGCATATTACATCGCCAATTTGAAAATTATCTAATGTAATTGGGCAGCGATTAGCATTTTCATCTCCATCTTCAATAATCATATCCTCAGTGTAACCATAAGTGCGTGTAGTTCTCGAGATTTCTTCACGTGTCAATAAGGTAGTTGCGGATTCTGACGTTGTTTGTGTTGCTAAATGTGCCGCCGGTGTAAATACATAGGAAAACAAAAGTGAAGGCGTATCATCAGGTGAATTTGAGGGAGTTGGATCTGGTATAGGCGGAACAGGATAAGGTTCGACATTATGATTGTTTGATCGATTTCGTCCAATAATATTTAACGCCATTTGAATATTATAATTATAATCACGAACAATCCGATAATTGTCGTACATAATTGTATCCAATACATCTAATTCGCGCATACGTAAAATATGTCCTTGCGATACTGGGGTCGATTGTTCTCTATAAGAACCTCTCCTAGGATTCGAACGAATGGGTTGAGTCATTGTTTGACGAATCGTATTTCGTAAAACATTTTCCCAGCCAATTGGATTTGTTCCTGTTCCTGTAGTCGTACTCGTATTCAAATTAATATTCAAATAATCATTCAATATATTTTGCAAATCTTGGACATGGTTATTCATAATAATATAAAGGTTACGTTACTTCTCTATATATTATTCAACCACAAATATAATCTCACTAAAATGGCAAAATCCCATGAAAATAGTGAAACGGATAACAACGATAGGTATGCCGGAAAAGGATACACCGGATTAGTGAATTTAGGAAATACGTGTTTTTTAAATTCATGTATTCAAGTTTTGAGCCATAGTTATGAATTAAACGAATATTTGGAAACACAAAAATGTTCGAGACTTATAAAACAAGAGGACGCTGTTCCCGATGTGGTAATCTTAAATGAATGGAATAATTTGCGAAATGTTATGTGGAGTCAGAATGGCATTGTTTCGCCAAATCGATTTGTTCATCATGTTCAACAATTAGCTATGAAAAAAGGCCGCGATCTTTTTACTGGATGGGCACAAAACGATTTACCCGAGTTCCTTCTCTTTATGATTGATAGTATTCATAATAGTATTTCACGCCCCGTTACAATGAAAATATTAGGTACCACGCAAAATAATATGGATATTTTGGCTACAGAATGCTATAAAATGTTACAACAAACGTATTCACGCGAATATTCAGAAATTATGGAAATGTTTTACGGTATTTACGTGAGTCAAATTATGGATATGGAACAGATTAAAGTACATAGTGCCAAACCCGAGACTTTTTTTATGTTAGATTTAGAGATACCTCACGCGAATGCATCATTATATGATTGTTTAGATGCATTTACAAAATATGAAACAATGGAAGGTGATAATGCATGGTTTAACGAAAAAACTGGACAAAAGGAATCAGTAAAAAAACAAATTACTTTTTGGAATTTTCCCAAGATTTTAGTCATTACATTGAAACGATTTACTGGTGATGGATCTCGTAAAAAACAGGATTTGATCGATTTTCCTTTTGAATCGCTGGATTTGTCGAAATATGTGAGTGGATATAATGCCAAACAATATATTTATGATTTATACGGAGTATGTAATCATTCCGGTGGCCCGATGGGCGGACATTATACAGCTTTTGTTAAAAATTCTTCGGGAGAATGGATTCACTATAATGATTCAAATGTAGAGAAAGGAGTTACAGAAAAACATATTGTTACACCTAGGGCATATTGCTTGTTTTACCGGAAAAAATAACTAATTATATTATAATTACTATTATTGATTATAATATACGGATGTCATCACCATCTCCATCACCTAATACAAATGTAACACCTGTGGCAACTCCATCTCCTTCTGTAGCGCCAGCAGTAGCTCCTGTTCCTGCTCCTTCGGTAGCTCCTGTTCCTGCTCCTTCGGTAGCTCCTGTTCCTGCTCCTTCGGTAGCTCCTATTCCTAGTCCTTCGGTTACACCTGCGGTAACACCTTCAACAAATGATGCCGAACAATTTTTCAAAAATGCCGGAGAATTTATAGTAAATGCGACAACTGTAACTATCGTTTTTTGGATTCTCTTTATTTATTTCATCATTACCTTTGTCCAAGGTCTTTATCGACCACGCAATATTTCTACAGAAAGCGCTGGGTTATTGACATATAGTCGAACCATTGATTTTATCTGTCTTATTCTGTTGATATTCGGCGTTATTTATATTTATAAACATATGACTTCTTCCGAGAACATATTGGGATATATACTCGAGCAGTGTTACCAATTTTTCAATGACCCTTATACACTATTAGAATTGGTATTTTTTACGATTGCATTTTTTATTATAGTATATATTTTACGCGTTCCAATGGAACCCGATTTGAAACCTTTTTTTGTAGCATTGGTTGAAAATAAAATATGGATTGTATATTTGATATTTGTCATCATCTTCTTCTTTAAATATGTCTTGGGTATCCAAATCGTCGATATTTTGTTAAACAATAAATTCGTCATGTATTTGGAAACAATGCCTGGATTTAGCACAAATACACCTGCATCAACGCCTAGTGCCGGTATATTTAATTCTATGCGTAATGGTTTAGATAAACTAACAAGTGATATTACTGGATCTCCATCTTCGGGACCATTAACTCTGGCTACACCTGCAGTTACGACAGTGGTTACACCAGTACAAACACCCACTATTCCAACCCAGCAAGATCAACCATCAACCAGTGACAATCAAGTGTTCAACATAGGTAATAATATTTATACATACAAGGAAGCTCAGGCCATATGTAATTTATTTGGAGCGGATTTGGCCAATTATGATCAAATCGAAGGTGCCTATAATGGAGGTGCCGAATGGTGTAATTATGGATGGTCGAAAGATCAAATGGCGTTTTTTCCTACTCAAAAATCGACATGGTCGAGCCTACAAAATGATAATAAAACCAAGAATGCGTGCGGACGTCCAGGTATAAATGGCGGATACATTGCGAATCCAAATGTTAGATTCGGAGCGAATTGTTATGGTAAAAAACCCGCACAACCTTCCAATTGGAGTGGCAATTTTATACCCCCCACATCTTCGTCCATAAATCCTTCATATGATGTTGCTACACAGAATAACGCCAAGATGAATATTGTAAATAAATTACAACAAATGGCGACGAATAATATGAACGGATTTAATGTGAAACAGTGGTCTAGATATTAGATGCGAGATATTAGATGCGAGATATTAGATGCGAGATATTAGATGCGAGATATTAGATGCGAGATATTAGATGCGAGATATTAGATATTGGATATTTTAGATATATTAGCAAAACAAGATAAATACATCATTTGAATAGGTATAAAGAAACAATCGAATAATAATGCTTCCGTCATCGTCAGCTACAACAATAACTCCGTCGTCACATAGTACAGTCGATTCAATCGATAAGATCTTGGAAAAAGAAAAACAGAATAATAAAAACGATACATGGAACAAATTAGATAAAACGGTCAAAATACAAAAATTACATAGTTTTGCAGAAAAATATGGGCGTGAAAATGGACTTCCTGTAAAAGAAATCAAAAATCTCAAGGCATTTTTCGTAGAATGCTTGGACAAGGGAAAATTACAAAAAACCAAGGATGTAATTTACGAAAAAGAAGGGAATGAAATTATGTCAATACCGGCACTTTTTTTTAACACCGATAAAAAGAATTTTACGCTTCGTATAATGGATTCCAAACGCGTTTCCACATTAAAATCATTGACCCCAAAACGTAATACAACAAGTTCTACAATTGATTCCGATATATGATTAGGTAGATCTGGTTTTATTTCCACATTATAAAATAAATTACGTATAAAGGAATTTATTTTATTAGCATAATAGCATTGAATAAAATATAATAAATCACTAAACAAAACATTTCTATTGAAAAAAACCATATCTACCTACCGCTAAAACGTATTATGATTAGGTAGATCTGGTTTTATTTCCACATTATAAAATAAATTACGTATAAAACAATTTATTTTATTAGCATAATAGCATTGAATAAAATATAATAAATCACTAAACAAAACATTTCTATTGAAAAAACCATATCTACCTACCGCTAAAACGTATGTAGATATGGATAAAATTGATATAAAATAATAAAATGATTTTGTTGTATAAAACAAAACCATTTACACATAAAATGTCGGACGTAGAAAGTGAATTATCGAACAATACATCATCTAGTTGTACCCCATTCCTAGAAACTTTGGATTCCGATCAAATGGTAGAAATAGAATCTACTATATACGAATTAACCGACGAATATATACGCGAAAATATCTTGGAAATGGCGGATCCGAATTTCCATAAAAATATCTTGGAACATGTTGAAAATACATTGTTTGACATGTATGAATCATTGGATTTATGCGACCAGGACGATTTCGACGATATTTCCGAATTTGTCTCACAAATTGTCGAACATTATTTTGCATGGATCACCGCCTATCCAATTCGACAACATAAAACATCCTTTCGATCATGTCCATCTCCCGATGTCCAGGCCATGAACCAAGTTCAAGACCAACTTATGCAAAAGATCACTCATCTCCAATCTCTACCACAACAAACCCAGCGAACACCCGAGTGGTATGAATTCCGTCATGGACTAATAACCGCCAGCAATTTATCCAAAGTTTTCGGTTCAGAATCTCAGCAAAACAGTCTTATTTATGAGAAATGCCAACCTCTGGATCAAAACGCGGTGGCGAATAATTCTACTCATATAAATACACAATCGCCACTACATTGGGGTCAGAAATATGAGCCCGTATCAGTGGCGGTATATCAAGATATGTTTTGCACAACTGTAAGCACAGAGTTTGGCTGTATTCAACACCCAGTTTATCCGTATATTGGCGCATCACCAGATGGGATCGTAATTTCGGCGACTCCAACCGAACGTTTTGGGAGAATGGTAGAAGTGAAAAATATCGTCAATCGAGAAATTGACGGTATTCCATCCAAAGCGTATTGGATTCAAATGCAGATACAATTGGAAGTATGCGATTTAGACGAATGTGATTTCTTGGAAACCAAATTTGAACAATATCCCGACGCGGATACGTTTTACCAAGCATTAGATCCCGTCCCCGCATTTGGTTACAAGGGGGTGATTCTCTATTTTGTCGATTTAAATCTGGCAAATCAGCAGCCCAAATACGTTTATATGCCTATAGAAATGGGGATTTCGGGGAGCCGCGAAGAAATTGAAAAATGGATTCAAGAAACACGCCAAAATATGAGAAGTCAAAATCAGTGGGTTCTCTATGAAACGCAATATTGGGGGTTGCGAGAATTATCATGTATTTTAGTGGAAAGAAATCGGGCCTGGTTCAAAATGGCGCAACCCAAGATTTCGGAAATATGGAACACAATTTTACGGGAACGTGAAACGGGTTATGAACATCGGATTGCTAAAAAGAGATCGAAATCGTTGAATCTACACTCGGGGATAAATACATTTATCCCCGGGTTTTAGGTCTCTCAAAGAGGGTGGGTGTTTTGTATCCGCAAACTAAATATGTGTATGGATACAAAAACACGGATAGACCTTAAGTTTGCACAAAAAGTGCTAACAAAAAGAGGTTCAAAGTTGGGTCTTTTCATGCCCGCATAAATGTTGGTTATAAGTCCTCGTTGAAGCACTTTGATTACTTTTTATTCGTTTATAATTTTAATAAAATATTATATCTATATATATATACAATATTTAAGCATGATTTATACAGTTTCAAATGACGAATATGAAATTGAAAAACTGTTATTACAATTGAGAGAAATATACGGTGATTATGCATTTGTTTCATATATAGATGGCGAATATGGAATTCGCACGTTAGTATATAATAGTTTGGTTAATAACTTTTTTAATTCTATTAAAAAAGAAAATACAATTTGCATTGGCATTATATTTAAGGGAAATAAAGTGTTTTTGGAAAAACTATGTGATCATGTGATAGAGATAAACGATGTTGAATTTTTATCAACAATATCAAACAATGTTGAAGATAATTCGCATAATTCTGATAATCACGTGAATTCTCTTGTGCCATCAAACTCTTACTCTGGAAATGATGGTTGGGATTTATGTTACATAAGAGGGTTACACAGTAAAAAATACGAAGATATTTTATTAAAAATGAATTACAAAAATATATTTTATACTTTGCATGTAGACGGGTCAAATTTTATTAATAAATTTGGTAAAAATAATATATCCTTATATAGAATAAACAACGAAGATATTTTTATTAATAATTTGAACAATTATTCATTTTTGAAGAATTTGAATTTTATAGAAAAAAATCCCAGAGACACCATAAAAAGAAACAAAATAACTGTATGGATAAGAAATACAAACAAATGGCCTGGCAGAAATTTACCTCAAATGTATTATAATAGTTTGTTCGATTACTGTATTAAAAATAACAAAATATGTAATGTATTTCAAGACTTGATTCCGGTTGAATTACCCAACCACCCAAATATTATTGATTGCACAGTAAGAATAAAAAATAGACCAGATTTAGATAATTTTATAAACGTTTGCGATGATTCTGACATATTTATTGGAGCAGATAGTGGCCCAATGCTACTTGTTATGCATTCAAGCATTGATATAATTGCGATATGTTTTGGTTATCCATTTATGTACCCAAATATACATAATCCTAAAATGTTATTTAATGTAAATAATGTAAAACTTTTAGTAAAAAGTCTAGACAATTTTTATTCCGCTTTGTAAAACTTTATCATTTCGCGTATTCCGTGATTTAAGCTAGTAAATTCAAAATTATTTTTATAAATATTTTTTAGTTTGGAATTATCAGAAACGCAACCCATCATATCGCCGATTATTTCTTTTTCAACAATTATGTTTTTATCAAAATTCCCTTCCTTCATTATAATATTCAAAAGTTCGTGAATGCTAGTTTTAACGCCTGAACCTAAATTAAAAACATCGTTGAAAAATAATTTATTATTTATAGCATCTTTTATAATAAATGCAACATCTTTAACATAAATAAAATCTCTGTATCTAGTTAATTCACCCTTAATAACAACATTAGGATTTTTATTTAAAAATTGACTCAAATAAATGCTAACCATACCTTTCGACATATTTGTTAAATCTTGACCGGGTCCATAACATGTGAATAAGCGAAAAATTGTAAAATCAATATCATAATGTTTTTTATATAAATATAAATATTTTTCACTAGTATGTTTATGTATTGAGTAGAATGTGTCATAACATATATCACTATTCTCGTTATAAATTCCAGGATTTGAAGTTCCCCCATATACGCAAACTGTGCTTATAAAAATAATTCGTTTGCAATTTGTTCTTTTAGCATATTCTAATAATACTAATGTTGATTTTGCATTTGAATTAAAATCATAAAATACATCATTAAAACTGCCTTCTTTGCTGGCTTGTCCCGCAATATGAATAATACAATCGTAGTAATTATTTAATTTCAATAGTTTTTCGTCTGAACAATCCATATTTATAAAATTTACGTCTTGTGGCAAATTTGAAATGTATCCAGTTTTAAGGTTATCTATAACAGTTATTTTATTACACCCGTCATTTAGTTCATTAAAAACATTAGATCCAACAAAACCAGCAGCACCTGTTAATAATATATTCATTAATGTATATATTATTAATAAATATATTACTTATTATCTTTTTTATAAAAAGTAATTATGATATAAATAAATTCCATAGTAATACGAAGATACGCATTTGTGAATATTGTTTTTGGAATAATCTGTTAATCCAAACCAATGCAAAATTGTCATACATAATAAAATATCTCTATCATATTCCAAAAATAAATCCAGATAGTTATCCATATTATTATTTATATTTACATCAATGTTTTGATTTTCATTTATTATAAAAAAATGTTTGTTATTACTATTAATTTCATCAAAACCGCTCAGTGAATAAATTATTTTACTCATGTCGTATTCTTTGAGACCAAACAATTTGGTATTTCCAAAATAGCCTCTAGGATCAATAAACCATATTTTATTATTTTCATCCACTAAAATATTTGACATGTGTGGGTCCCCATGAATTGTATTATATTTTGTTTTTGCATTTCTTTCAATATAATAATTTTTTATTTTTCTGTATATATCGTTTATTATATATACATGGTCACGTATGATAGTTTTATTATTTACGGTCTTTATTTGGTTAAAATATGATAATAAGTTATTTATATTTTCAATTCTCTTTAAAACTTTGTCATAAAATTCAATTCTTAAATCAATTAATAAATTGTTTATAGATATATCGCTAATTTCTACTTTATGAATTTTATCTATATTATTTATTATATTTTTCATGAAGTCCCTTTGTTCCACAATATTACAATTGTTGAACACTTCTATGGCAGGTTTTGCATTTAATATTTTTTTCATTTTAAAATAATTTTCACCAAAATATATAATTTCTGGAATATTATTCAAATTGTGATATTTATAAAATAACATTTCATATGAAATTATTTTTTCACCATAGAGGCAAGTGGCCTCTTTTTGAATAATATCGTTTTGTAAATCAATTAATTTATTAAAATATCTTGTATTATATAAATTGTTTTTTTTATGTACAATTTCACATAATTTTGAATAATCCCCAATATCAACAAGATTTTCAATTTCATATGTATTGAAGTCCCCAAAATTTTTTTTATAACAATCACATATATCCATTTTTGGTTCAAAAATGTTAAGTTTTTTGAATGATGAAATGTAATAAATACCAATTATATTACCATATGGTTTTTTAATAATATTGTTATTATGAGCATCATATCTTCCATAATTTTTATATGTGAAAATTATATTTTTATCATCAAATAAATTTTCGGAAATGGTTGTTACTGGAAAAATGTCACACCATGTTATTAAAACTTTTTTATTAATAAATTTATCATCTTTTAATGACATATTTAAAGTATAACTGTTTTCTTCTCCATTATTACAATCAACATTTATAATTTCATATTGAATATCAAATAATTTTAAATAGAAATCTACTATTATATTATATTCAGAATCTATAATAATAACAAATTTTTTTGAATATTTTTTCCAATAATTTATGATTTTTTCCAAGATATTTTCGTTATCGACATTGACTAGTAATTTTGGAATATTTTTTGTTATTGGAAGTAATCTAGTGCCTTTTCCTGATGCACAAATTACAACATAATCTAAAATATCATTTGACGCTTTGCTTATAATTGCTTTTGAATATATTTTTTTATTTACATTCTCTTTAAAATAATTATAGTCGTCATTTACATTATATTGAATATCTTTAAAAACAGAAATTAAGTCAAAATTTTCTGAATATGAAAAATCAAATAAATTATCAAAATTAAATAGTACTTCTCCCTTAAAAATATTATTTCCACATACATATATTTTCTTTGAGTTTGACAATAATAATCCAATTTCAATTAATGAACCGATATGGTCTTTTTCACCATTTTCCAAATAAAGTATTCCAAAGTCAGATTCTGATATATCATTTTGTATGATATCACATATTGTTTTTTTATCATTGTCGTTTATTTCATTCTTATTTTTATTTATATCTATCCAACCTGCTACAATAGGAAAATATTCTCTCATTTCAATCCATTTTTCACGATGAATTGTTTTTGAAGAAATATAGAATGGTAAATAATTGAATCTTGTTTTAAACCTATATTCTAATATTTTTTCAAAATTTGTAATGCAATTTTTAGAATTTATTTTTTCATAATAATAATATGTATTATCATTGACCAGAATACAATTATATATAACGTTAGATGCAGAAACCCATCCTTTATAAGAATCTTCAAATACTAAAATTTCGTGAAGTTTAACGTGATTAATTATTTTTTGAATCAGTTTTATATAGCAAGAACTATCCGGTTTTCTTTTATCAACATCTTCCCTAGTAATTATAACACTGCATTTTTTTAAAAATGAAAATTTATGAATAATTAAATTAACTGTTTCATGAGATGAATCCGTCACTATACAAATGCATTTTCCACGCTTCAACAATATTGAAAAAAAATCATCAAAACCTTTAACTAATTCAATATTTGATATTTCATTTTTATAATAATCACTCTTGCATTTATATATTTTTTCATATTCATTTTTGAACATAATGTCAAATGAATTATCTATAGAATGATGAATTTTACAATAATCGATCCATGTTAAATCATAATCTATTACATCTTTTAATGCTTTTTTATAACAATTATAATGAATTTTTTCTGAATTTATAATAACACCGTCTAAATCAAAAACATATGCATTGAAATCTAGTATGTTCATATTATATTTTATATTTTATATTTTATATTTTATATTATTTTTACACATAAAAACAATATAATATTTTCTTCTGTTACATTTCCGGTTATTCTTTTTTTGTTTCCTATTATGTGATATTCTTTTTCTAGCTATCTTATTATCATTACATTCGTTTGGTAAAATTGGATCGAGCGGATTTAGATGTGGATGATAAAAATTGTAAAAATGATCAAACCATTGTTATTGAACCGGAGGAGTAGAAACCGACGCAGTTGTTTGAATAATCATTTGATTTATTAAACAGGGCACCGCCGTTACACCAATCAAAATCCACATATTATCAATAATCATCGCTCCATTGACAATAATCCACCTCGCTGCTATACAATGCGGTGTTTTTGTGAGAAAGGACGACATTAAAAATCCTAAAAATGTCTTGGGTGTGCAATAAGTAGAATATACATGGGATGCAAGATAATGTATGAAAATCCATAATATATACATTTTTGCATAATATGCCACCGTTTTTACATAAGGTTGGTCAAATTTAGTTTTCAAGAAATCCAACATAAAAAGTTGCTCGTAATATTTTTTATTGCGATTGTGTATAAATATAATCTCTGTATCTCTAAATGGATTTGGAAAAACAAAATCGGATCGTGATTTTACAAGAACCTAAACCCAAATCCAAGAATGTAGCTTTACGCAAAGAACCGGTAAAACGCGTCATTACCGAATCAAAAAAATGGAATTTTACGGAGATCGAATTGTCGCCATCTTATCAACGGACGCTTTTACTTGATCAAGAACCCTCATCAGAAACCGTGGATTTTGTAAAACAGCAAATCCGGGGGAAAATATCGGGGTATAAGTCCCAGGATCGTGAAAAATCGCTGTTTTGCCAAGAAAAATTCGTAACAGAATCCGATGTCCTATCTTTGTTTGAAACCTCGGAATTGATTTGTTATTATTGTAAAGAGGATGTTTTGCTTTTGTATGAATATGTTCGCGAATCCAAACAATGGTCGTTGGAACGGTTAGATAATAAATTTGGCCATAATCGAGATAATGTAGTTATTGCGTGTTTGCGGTGTAATTTACGCAGAAGATGTATTCATTCAGAACGCTATGTTCAAACACAACAAATGCGAAACGTCGTAAAAATGCCTTGATCTATGGTTTTATTTCCATAAACTATAAAATAAATTATATGTAAAACAATTTATTTTATTAGCATAATAGCATTGATTTACATCTGGGAATACATTTATCCCTCGGCTTTAGGTCTCTCAAAGAGGGTGGGTGTTTTTGTATCCGCAAACTAAATATGTGTATGGATACAAAAACACGAGCAAGCTTCACGAGACCTCGATCATTATTTGGCACCACCGCAACTACTACACCCACCTTCACTAGTTAGTAATAACATAGGCGTTTTTAACGTGGGTCTGGTTAAAGCAAAATTATATTGTGTTCCTTGTTGTGACTGTGTTTGTATTTGGTCTGGTTGTGGGGGTGGGGGCGCCAATGATATTGATGAGTGTAACATGGGTTGCCGTTTATTTGTGGAACGTAAAGCAAAATTAAATTGTGATCCTTGTTGTGTCTGGGATGGTTCGGGTTGTTGAGGCGTCAATGCAATTGATGCCAATTTTGATTTTGTTATTGAAACATTATCAATAACCCATTGATAACTTATGTATAAATTAGGATCTAACAAATAGGGATATGGTAAATAAAAATAACCTTTTGCACCCCACGATCCACCCCAACTATTACGCACAATCCAACAACCTTTTTGACTCGTATTTGTTGTCAAAGTCATTTGACCTGTACCGTCTTTTAATATTTTTACGGTAGATTTATACCATTGAATATTATCATTGTACCCGCAAACTAATACCGCATGACCTCCATTATCCGTTTCATTTATTTGATCAGGCATAGGAACCATTCCAGTTGTTGCAACAAAAGATGTTAAAAACGAATCGAAAATGGCAAGTCCTGTCGAAAAGGGAAGTCCTGATGCCAAAACAGTTTTCATTGCAATAATAGTATTTGGTATCGAGTGATCCTTTACTACTTTATGTTGAAGAGCTTGGGTGTAAGCGGAACTTGATGGTGCGATTTTAAACTTAGATTCTACATATGGCCATATTGCCTCACTACAAACACCATTTTGAACAAGAGATGTTATACCACTGTATAATTCGGCTCCATCATCTTGATTAATAGAATTTTCTATTTTTCGTTCATTATAATACAGAAAAAGACGCGATGGATTTCCGATTGTGTTATCTAACATTTGATATGCAGCACATAAGGCATTCGCAGTACAACTTCCAATATTTCCTTGATTATAAACTGGAGGAAGTTTTGGTCTTAAATCCGCTAATGGAGGAAGTACTGGATTAGGTGTTGCTTTTAATGCCGACATCAACAACGGATGCCGTTTATTTTTAACAACGGTTGCATCTTGACTTGTATGTTTTAATGTGCATTTCTTATCAATGATAGATAAATCTTTATCTAAACTATGTGATAATGGAGGTGAGTACTTTTGTACTGTATTAATTCTAAATACGAGATCAAACGGCATTGTGTATATATTATATTATTGTGATAAAACTATTTACAAAATATGTAATGTGATATATAACTATGATACTTCATGATAATATACGTCTAAAATTGGATGGGTTTTATAAGTCAAACCGTATTCCTCATCTTCTTTTTCATGGATCTTCAGGAACAGGTAAGAGGACCCTTATATATGAATTTGTCAATAAAATTTACGGCGGGGATAAACATAAATTGAAAACCAATGTTATGTTTGTCAATTGCGCACATGGTAAGGGTATCAAATTTATCCGCGACGAATTGAAATTTTTCGCCAAAACGAATATCCAAGGGACTCAGGGTGTTACGTTCAAAACCATTGTGCTATTTAATGCGGATAGTTTGACAATCGACGCACAATCCGCTCTGAGGCGTTGCATAGAATTATTTAGCTATAATACGCGTTTTTTTATTGTGGTCGAAAATAAACATAAATTGTTGAACCCCATTTTGTCGCGTTTTTGTGAGATTTATGTTCCAGAATATATCGACGCTGGTGGTAAAATTCTGAATTTACATCAATATAATTTGATGCAAAAATATGGGGGTCATGATGACGGTGAGGTGAAACAGTGGTTGGATTCGAAGATTCTGCCATTACTGAATGGCGATGGCAACAAAGATCCATCCATCATGGTAAATATTGCGTCGGATACATATGAGGCTGGATTTTCATGTTTGGATTTGATGGATTGGTATAAAGGGTTGGGTACAATCGATCCCCACCAAAAATCTGAATGGTTGATCCATTTTCAAAAAATAAAAGGGGAATATCGTTGTGAGAAATTGCTAATCCTGGCTATTTTGGACAAAATTCGAACGTGATGTAAAAATATTCGTATGTATAACTTATTATCCATCCGTGCATAAATACATTTATCCCGTAAAGGATATAGGTCTCTCAAAGAGGGTGGGTGTTTTTGGATACAAAAACACGGATAGACCTTAACATTCATATCATTACTCATTATATATGTATATAATATATAATGAGTCCCCCCATAGATCCATCCTATAGTTTAGTTTTTTCAGGAAATGCGTTAAGTTATTTATCATTACCGGTAAATAAAAATGAATATTTAGAAATTGGGAGAGGAGATTTTACCATAGAATGGCAACAATATCAAACCGACGCAAATTCAACACCGTCCATTTTTCAAGTAGGAACCTATCCATATATCAATATAGGTATTAGTGTCGGCCCCGATGGAGAATTTTTTTGGGATTATAATGGGATTAATGGTATAATTACAAATCTCTACGATTTTAACGATAAATGGATATATTTCGCCATTTCACGTACAGGAACAAATTTATCCTTTTTTATTAATAATACTCAGGTGGTTTCGGTTCCTAATAACTACGGTTTTTCCAATTTTTCATCCAATTTTTTAACCATAGGAAATGAGAATAATCCAACCGTCGATTTTGCATTTGGAGGACGTATATATGGTTTTACATGGACAGTTGGTGTCGGGCGATATTCTATAACAAACCCTCCTACTATAATTCCAAAACCCACTTATGCAAGTCCATCAGATTCAAGAAATCGCCTTATCTTATCTGGAGGCTCTTTTCTTGGAACCTTGGGTACCTATATATCCAATATTGGTGTTTTAACCAATGGAACCGCCCCAGATTATTCTTATGTAACCATTCCGATTATTACTGGAACATTGACCGCATCCAATATTCATTTGGGAGAGAGTCTCGCCAATTCAACGCTTACATTGGTTGGTGGTTCCACTTCTATTCCTGGTAATTTTTATTTTACATCTCCGGATACTATTCCGAATTCCGATTACGGTTATGGAATTTACACATATACCGCATATTTTGCACCCGTCGATTTTATAAATTATACATCCGTTTATGATATTTCTGTTAATATTGAGGTAGTTCATGCCACACTTCCAATTATTGAAACAAAACCGACTGCAACTCCTATTATTCAATATCATCGATTAGTAACAGGTAATGATAATGAATCAGGCTCTGAAATTAACGGAGGATCTGTCATTGATATAAATGGATCTCCAGTTTCAGGCTCCTTCTTTTTTACTAATCCGACACAATATATGGATGTATTAGGATCACAAACGGTTTCTGTGGATTTTGCGCCCGATAGTCCATATTATTATAATGTGAGCGGTATTTTGATAAAGATTGAGGTACTTGAACCCACCCCGAAAAGTATGTATTTTGATTCAGATATCGAATCCTCATTATATATTTATGATGAAGCATTGAATATAGATACTAACGATTTTACCATAGAATGGCATCAATATATAACTGAAAATGGTTCCCAATATATATATGCATTTACTTATTTGGATCTAACCAGTTATATCGATATAAGTACAAATACGTTTTATTTTAAAACTCCACAATCATCGACAAGTATTTCATCCGCTCAATATACATTTTTGAATGTATGGAATCATTTTGCTATTTCAAGAAAGGGGGGTAAAATATATATATTTATCAATGGCAAATTAGTTATTTCATTTAACAATACGGAAAATATTAACAATAATTATTCTTATTTTTACATAGGTCGTGAATTTAATGGGTATATTTATGGGTTTGTTTATAATAATCAAATCGGTCTATATGACGCATCGAATGTACCTGTATATCCAAAAACATCTTTACCCGCATTTAATGATCCAAATTACGCGTTGATATTAACGGGCGAAGTCTTTGGTGGGGTAGTTGCACGTGACAATGATATTATTAATAATAACGTTGTTTTCACCGAAGATCAATTACCTTATTATGGTATTTATAATGATATAACATTATGGCTAGCTCAACATAATAAGGGCCTTAATACTATGGTAATTATAGCACCTCTTATTTCGGTTATTAATGGACATGATAAAATACAAACCTATACGGGTCATATGCAAAGATTAATTGTCGATCCAAAAATTCCACTAGCCGTGATAAAACATGCATAATTCGTTCAAAACCCGCGATTCTACTATGACCATACTATTATAGATATATAGATATCATGGACGATTTTGTTATCAGTAATTTGCACGAGGCGCGAAATGAGTGGTGTAGCCGTTTAGTATCCATTTTTAGCCCCCTTGTGATCGAAGGAATTAGATCGATTTTTAACGAATCTTGGAAAATGTGCCAAGATGCCGACGAATTGGGGAAATATTTGATGACGTTTCAGAATTTACTGTCCCGCGTACCTAAATGGAATTCCGTCATTGTGGAAGAAGAACGAAAAAGAATCATTGAGCGGTCCGGATGTAACTATTTAGAAGATTTGATTTCATGTGTTCATATTATTCAACTCAAAGTTTTGACCTGTATTCGGGTAGGGAACAAGCAAAAGAAAATCGATATTTCTATACCAAAATTGGACACATTCATACATAAGGTATATATTCATGTAGCACGTAAGGTCTATACCAATGTCTATTTGTTTGAGAAAAACATTAGTCCTTTACAAGTTCAGAAAAATGGGCGTGAATTGGAACTTATTGTCCAAGAATGTATTTTGACGACCATTCGCGAAAGTGTCCCTACGGAATCCATTATTCGCGCATATATGGATGAACATGAGGAGCATGAGGAGGAGGTTTTTATTGAACATGTGAATGAACCTGTTATGTCCGGCTCTGAAAATGGTGATTCCAAAACAGCGCCAACCACTGTTACAAATACATATGTGGGTAAAGAGGAGGACACCGAGGTCCATGTTCCCGTTGTTCCTTCTATTAAAAATATTGATGATGAACCCGTAACGACAAAACTCACCTTTAATAATTTCGATAGTGTCTTGGACACAGAAAATCGCGAGGAGCGCGTCGATGCACCCAAGACTTTGGAACGTCTGGAATCGATTAGTGTTTCACGCGCACTGGAGCGAAAACAAATGGAAGAAGACAGTGACGATGAGGAGGAGGATCGTATCAAAATTCATATGGATTCTATCGATTTGGCGGGATTAGATGATGTGTTTGACTTGGATGGACCTGGATCTACCCGGGTTTCTGTACCACTCAATGAAGATCCCGTATTGGATTTTGAAGAACTCTAGAATATTCGCATATTTTTATGTGTATTTTATATATTTTGCATAAAAATATGAATAAATTATATGAACAAATTATGTCAGAAAATGAAATGATTGTCTATTTGGATGATTATAACGAATTCGATGAACAGATAGAAAAAAATATTACAACTACAACCGACGAATTTGTTGAGGATTCGAAAAAACAAATTGAAGATTCACAGCCCATATTAGTAAAACATGAATCGTATAAAGAAATCTTGGACAGACTTCAACCAAAAGGCGGCAAATTTATAGATCAAGATTTTACCCAACGTGTTTCAATTACATTTACTGTTTTACTGGAGTTATATCGTGCCATTACGAGCTCTCTACTGATATTATTTGTTCCGCAAAATTGTTCTGATATTCCCAATACAGAACGCGTTTGTGATGCAAATGAAAATATGATATGGGATTCACAAATGTTATACAATGTAACACTCGTTTTCAACTTTATGAATTTAGCGACATTTTTGTTTTTGTATTATATTGAACTCGTTCGTGAAAATCGGTTGGTCAAATACTTGGATGTAAATGGTGACGTTCCAAATGAGGATGATGATGTTGCTCAAGCAGTGGCGCTTTTACCAAATGATAAACGTGATAAAATCGTCAAAATAGATCAATATTACCAAAGGATTAGTTATTTTTCGATGGGTCTCTATTTTTTGAATGTTGTTTTGAGCGGGTTTGTCGTAAAACAGTATTATTTGAATAATCAAACCTCTTCGACCTTTGTTACATATGTTTTATTTATGATGGCAAAATTGGCAAATGTTTATGCGGTTTCGAATACGAAAAAACATACGTTTTATTCGGCTTATTTGAAGACGCATGTTCAATACAACGACGTGGATCGAAAATATAGGGGTTTGACTTCTGCGTAAAAAATGGACATAAAATACCGGCCTTTTTTATTATTTAGGGGAATAAAAAGTTATGGAACAAGTTTTTCTTTTGGCCGTGATTATCACGGTTATTTACTGCATCAGTAAATTTGTTGAATATAAATATTTTTCCGGGGAAAACAATGGATTATTTCCACCGATGAAGGAAGTAGTGCGAGATGTTTTGCTGGTTTTGGTGGCATGTCTAACTGGTGGATATATTTTTTTTTATTTTCATCACTCGATATCCGATTTTATGAATGTTGTTACTGAAACCAAAGTTTTGAATCCAGCGACAACGCAAATTTTTACGGATGCCCCTGCATTTTAGGATCCAAAATAAAATTATTTCATATGGATAATTTTATTTACACTCCGTATTTACACTCCGCATTTACACTCCGCATTTACACTCCGCATTTACACTCCGCATTTACACTCCGCATTTACACTCCGCATTTACACTCCGCATTACCATTTCGTATTCGTCGTCTTTTTCACATTAATCGTCTGTCCCGTCTTTCGTTTTCCCTTAGAAGGATCATAAGCCTCATCCTCATCATCAGACCCCATTCCCTTGGAAATTTCCCAGAATTCCTTCGATCCCAAACGGAAATTGGGTCGAGTCTCTGCTTTGTACCAAAAAATCTGGTCATATAATTTGTTCGATTTCGCGTTGTTGTTGATTACCAAACATTCGAAATTCTCCGTCGTCTGATCCATGACCGAGCAAAACGACTCCAATGTAGGAAACATCGATGCATAATTCTCCCAAATACGTTTTCGATTAGTCAAATAGGGCTCTCGTAAAATAAATACGTAATCAATATTCGTTCTCAGATTGGGTGGAATGCCTAAAGGATACTGCATAGTAATAATTAACATGACCTTCCAGTGACGCCCATTCATGAAAAGCAGTCTCATCAATTTATCACGTGACCAGGTGGCATCATAAAGACAATCATCCAAGATTACAAAGGCACGTGGATCGATTGTGGATCGTTTATACGTGGCAATATCTTTATTCACCTGTTTCAAAACTGTCTTCTGTCGCCGTAAAATATTCTCTATCAAAACCGTATTGTATTCCTCATGAATGAATAATTTGGGGACATGCTCCGCATAAAATCCATTTCCAGCTTCCGTCCCTGAAATCACCGTCCCAATCGGAATATCTTGGTGGTGATACAAGAGGTCGCGAACTAAAAACGACTTACCTGTATCACGACGACCGATCATGACAATAACCGGACCCTTATTTTCATCGGGTTTAAATGTAATCCATCTCATATCAAATTTTTTCAATTCCAGTGTCATATTTAGGAAAAATGACTACTAACTGTTATATCCTGTCATGTGATAAAAAACCTACGTTTGATCCGCGTGAAATTTCTGTTGAATAAGCATATACAGTTTTTTTAGAATCATGTTTCAAATAAATTATTGTAAAACATCTCTTCCCGATTTATCCATTTTAAGGGAGCAATATTTAGAGGATTCTGTTACTACTACCTATAATCCCTATGATATTCGCGATATCCAATTATATAATCCCATTTACCGGAATTTTTTCGAAATGAATGAGCAAAATTATAATCGTATTATGCTAAACCATGATTATTGCATCCAAGATTTGCGACATGTTTTTAATGCGAACTCGAATGAGGTCCGAGAGGTTCCTATTTTCGTTAAATTCTCGCCATTATTGGATCCATACCGATATATGACTGGGAAATATGGAGTCCAAGACCCGCGAAACACACAACTACCACAATTAAACAGTAAAGAAGAAATCGTCCATTCCAAGATTTTATCGCCAAATAATGCCTCGTATGTGGATTGTTTTTTCAACTATTTGTCGTGTAAATTGATGGAACAATATGGATTTCCCAACGGTGTCCATTTTTACGGGTCTTTCTTGGGAATTCAGTCAAAGTACCGCATTTCTGTTTCCGATGATTATGAATATTTACATGGGTCCGATTTTTTCAACGAAAACGTGGGTAAATTGTTTTTTGTTGATGGGGGGTCTGACACGGGTCTGGATGATATTAAAGGATCGAGACGTAATCGACCACGTTTGACCATTTTTCCGGATGATTCGGTAATGGATCCAGTTACTGATCTATTACTACCTACGAATATATATTCGGACATAAATATGACCGAAAAAGGTAACGAATGTGAAATGGTTTATACGAAACAGGAATCTGGACAAGAAGAAGATTCCGATTCTTGTTCTGATTCTTCAGAAAGTTCGCATTCAAATAGTGATTTGAATTACAGTAGTTCTTCCGAATTAGAATCTGGATCTGGATCTAGCGATTCCGAATCTTATGATTCAGAGTCAGAGTCTAAAGAAATATACGCCTACATTCAGGATTTTCCCGTCCAAATGATCTGTATGGAAAAGTGCTCAGGAACCTTGGACGAATTATTTGTGAATCACCAAATCGACGCGAATTTGGGTGCGAGCGCGCTTTTCCAAATTGTCATGAGTCTGATCGCCTATCAAAAGGCGTTTTCTTTTACCCATAACGACCTACATACCAATAATGTCATGTATGTGAATACGGACCAAGAATATTTGTTTTACAAATATGGGGACAAATTATATCGCGTTCCAACATACGGCCGAATTTTCAAAATCATAGATTTCGGTCGCGGAATTTATCGTTTCCAGAAACAATTATTTTGTAGTGATAGTTTTGCACCTGGCGGTGATGCAGTTACGCAATATAATTGCGAACCATTTATGAATAGCGACAAACCTCGTTTGGACCCCAATTATGGATTTGATTTATGTCGCCTAGGATGTTCGATTTTTGATTTTATTATGGATATTGATGATGACCCAAGCGAATGGGATGAATTGCAACAAACGATCAATCGCTGGTGTTCCGATGATAATGGGAAAAACATATTATACAAACGGTCCGGAGAAGAGCGATACCCCAATTTTAAAATGTACAAAATGATTGCTCGCACTTCGCATACGCATACACCCCAGGCTCAATTGGACTATCCTTTTTTCGGACAATTTATGGTAGATATAGATCTAGAGAATCCACAACCTATATTTAACATAGATTCATTGCCGAGTTGCGTATAATGAAAATTATTCTAATTGGTGCAATCTACATTTTTGAGAGACCTTAAGGTCTATCCGTGTTTTTGTATCCATACACATATTTAGTTTGCGGATACAAAAATGTGGATAGACCTTAAGGAATCGCGTAGAAGAGAATACAGAATCTAAAAGGCTAAAGTATATCTACGAACGTATTGTAAAATGATATAAGGGTATATATGCATCCTTATATCATAGAATGGATCAAGTGCTCGATAATCCAGGAACTATGTCTAAGACTATGTCTAGTGAAGATGAGTCACAAATTCGAATGATGGTTCATGCAAAATCATCATTAGAAACGATATCGAGGGATAAAAGAAATACGGAGTGGAATCGCATTTTGACATTGATCAATGAATATTTGGAAAAAAATTGCCGTCATTATGTGGTCGATGATTTGGTCGATATTTCACCGGAAAGTTCTATGTCAATACGATATTGTATCCATTGTGAAAAGACATTTTGATTGCCCCATTACACAAATAAACTTTGATTAGCACAGGGAACAATAGGTGTAGTATAGTTACGAATGGGACCTGGACATCCACCAATTGTATTAGCGAGTGCTTGTAAAGCATTTCGATTCGATGTTTGTGTAGCGGTATATCGATCCATCTTTTGCGCGTTTAATTTTGCTATACTACTACTGTTAGGATTGGATGCACTCGTGACATTTGCAGGAGGAGTATAGGTAAATGCAGTTGCTGGCGCAGAACACGAGGATAATGTATAACCAAGTGCTTGCAGAGCTCGTCGATTTGAAGATTGTTTTGCTATATATCGATCATCTTGTAAAAGATTATTTTTTGCGGATGTTCTACTAAAAACGGTTGTAGCTGACATTATTATAGAAGTATATATACTAATGTCAATATATTTTTACCAGATAAATCGGTTTATTATTATGCAGTGGGTTCAGATCCAGATTCGGTCAAAAACTCACTGCGAATGTCCGCCGCATCACCCTTCTTCGTTTCAGCTACCTCGCGACTCTCGAAATCCACGGTTTCGCGGACACCGATCAAGTTTCCATCCTCGTTGATGGTTTGTGTCAAAACATTACCCGATTTCTCTGCCAACTTGATATTATCATCAATTGCCTTGCGCTTGGTCTCTTTGACACGACGTTCGAATTCTTCCTTGGCCTTCTTCTCATTCTTGATTTTCTCACTATGAAGCTGGTTGAGCTCCTCCTCCATGAATTCGATACGACCCGTCTTGTAGGCATCGGGGTCCCAGGGAACCCAGATACCCACGGGCCCGACGAAAATATCGTGATTAGGATCACCCTCCCTCAATTTCTTACATCGCATCTCTGCCTCCTCTTGTGTGGAGAAGACGCCGCGAATCTTGAGACCACGTGTCGAAGTTTGGAATGAATTTTCCTTTTGGAAGAGCTCGTTCAAACGCGTTTCGTTCTTATCCAAGAATGTGGCGAAATCATCCTTGGTAGATGAGGCCTTCAACCTGGTCTCCTCCTCGTTGGAGAATTCATTGAGATCGGCGATGACTTTTTCCACATTTAAGTTGTATTTGTAACTGATAAAATGGACAAAATCCAAGAATTTTGTCATGGACTTGTTGAAGTCCCATTGTTGGACGAATTGGTCGAACAAATAGGTCTCGCGCTTTTGTAAGATTTTTTCGGGAGAAATGAAAGACATGCATGCGAATTTTTGACCGGCGATGGGATCGTCCTCCTCTAGGACATCGATATATTTAGGATTCGGTTTCCCATTGGGGAGATTTTTACGTTCAAAACCTGTTTTTGACATTTAGGAATAAATGTCCAAGATCGTTTAAGTATTTTTAGAGGAGAATATTATATTGAATTTTCTTTGATTTTTCTTTGATTTTTTTCGTAGGGTATAATATATTTAACAAAAATGCCTGCCGGATTTGATTTCACAGAGTTTATCAAGAGAGCTATTAAATACTTGGTGGAGGGTATTATGGTTGCTATTGC